AACTGCTTCGCCGTCTTTGCACTCACCATCCATTAACTTAGACTCATATGGTTTGTTTTCCTTTTCGGCTTGATATTCTTCATATGGTTCACCAGGAACTCTAATTACAATATCGCTTGGACTTATGTTAAGCAAAGATGAAAGGTATTGATTTAATTCGTGTTTTGTTACAGGGTAGTTAAGTGTTGTTTCGTAAATAGTTACTTCGCAGTTGTTCTTGTGTGGAAAATCTAATGGAACATTTTGAATAGGAGTTTTCTTTCCAGCACTAAAATTGCTTACGTCCCATTTCTTTAAAGCCATTTCTAATTTGTCAGCAGTGTCCTCTGCCATGACATCGCCACAAACTTTAATTACAAAATCGTATTGTTTGGCCGCTTCTGCTAGATACTTCTTAAACATCTTAACTCCTTAATATACAGTTATTTATCTTCTTTGCTATTTAATATACGGTCTATGAGTGCGTTGCGATCTATGACTACGCCCTCACTATCAACAGTTGGTGAATTATCGCCCTGTTTTTGGTCTATTTGTTGCTTTTTAAGTTGTAATTCAACCATTTTTAGTTTTTTGTCTAGTTTTTGACTCTTTGCATCAATAGCATTTTTAAGCATATTGCTTGCTGTTTCAAAAACTCTACCAGCATAACGTGATTCCACGTTCATACCCAAATCCATTAGATCTTCATAACTTTGTTTTGCTTTTTCTGCTAGATCGTCAAGTTCTTTGTCTGCTAATTCTCCAAGTCCTTTAACCATAGGTAAAGCGGCAGATATTTTATCAAATTCTGCTATACTTCGCTCAAGGTTGACAGTTTCCTTTTTGACTTCTTTTGAAGGCTCTGGTTTTTCAACCTGCTCCATGGTCTCTTTAACTTCTGGTAGATCTAGTAGTTCTTCTAATTTCTTTGTCATAATAATACTTATCTTCTCTTGCCTTGGTGGAATAAATCTTTTTCAGTGATAACTCTAAATTGGATACCATTCTGTTTACAATAGGCCGCGGCCGCTTCCCATTTCGCTTTGTTTTTTACATAGTTGGCTTGATTATATGTACTCTTTCCAACACTTTCTTTTACTGTGTGATTCTCTGGTTTAATTTCAATTATTTCTGCTCGTGTTTTACCTGACTTGTTTGAATACACAATAAAAAAGTCTGGAACATAAATTGTATATTTTCCATTAAGAGGATTTCTGTAAGGAATCTTTATACTCTCACTTGCCCATTTTGCAACAGCAGGATGTTCATCGCACATTTTCATAAAGTGCCATTCCCAACTGGAACGGTACATTGGTGTTTTTGTTCCTATGTATTTGTCGGGATTTTTTAATTCATATTTGCCTCTAGCAAAATTCCCTAAACGAGCCATTATGTAAATATATTCCTTTTGGCAGGATTATCTAATTTCTTTGGTCTTGCACGACCAATAGTGCTTGTTGGCACTCTGTTATTATTTAAAATTTCTCCAATTAGATCAGTAAGTTGAACATCTGTAAAGTTTCTAATCTTATCTAAAAATGTTAAGGGATTAACATTATCAATTTTTGCTTGACGTAAAATAATAAAACTTGTTGTTTGAGCCGCTTGCTTTTCCATTCCTCTTTTTTCAAAAAATGCAAGATAAGCATCAGAATCTGTTGCTTTAAATTCTAATGGACCATTATTATATGCATCAAAAAATTGTCTAGTTTTATCACTAGATGTAGTTTCTTTTTTTGTTTCTGATATTGGAAGATTTGAATATTCAGTCATTTATTTTACCTTATAGAGGACTTACTTGATTAGCATTATTTGTTGCTGTATTATTTTGTGTTTGAATTTGTCCTGCTTGTGTTCCACTTACATTACTAGGAGCCGCAAGTACAGCATTGTTATCTAATCTACCTTGACTAGTTACAACTGCTTCTGCTCCTTGACCTAGTGCATTAGTTGCTATATTTTCAACTTCTTGTTTAACGCCTGCTTTGTTTAATTGTTTTGCATTTTCATATGTGTTCTTTGCTTTGATTGCAGTACCAATAAGTGCAAAAGGATTATTATAAACATTAGGATCAAATAAATCTCCTATAACATCTAAACCTCCTGCAAGCACACCACCAGCACCAAACAGTGATGGAGTGCCTCCACCGAACAATCCTAGTGGTGAAGGGTTTTTATCATAGTGTAGTTGTGCAAAACCATCAGGACTTCCTATTCCTACAATTCCACTTGAATATTTTACACCTTCGTAAATTACAGTCATATTATTTTCTGCTGGCTGTGAACTAGAACTTTCTAGTCTAGGCGCTTGCCATTCACTTATCATAGGATTGATTAGTGTAAACTCATTAAACTTGTGTTGGCTTAATTGGAATATGCTAATTCTTCTAAAAAAGCGTCTGCTTCTGTTACTGTCTAAACCAAATTTAATTTTCTGTTGTTTACCGTAAGGTGAGTTGTAAGTAATTTGTCTAGATAGTGCGTCGGCATATTGTGAGTCAGCGTATGTTGCTTTAAAATATTGTTGCCACATTCCATTTACTACATCAGCATTGTCGTCATGGAAACTAAAAGTAACAGGTTGATAATCAACTCTTGTTTGAATATTAGTTTTCTTTCCATACTGATTAAACGTTTGTGTTTGTACAGCCACACTAGGTAAATTTACACCCTTAACTAGCATTCCTACTTCTGTGTTAGGTGCAGATTTTAAAAATCCTAAATTAGCCGCTAGTCCTGCTAGACGTTGAACTGTACCATCAATTTCAAAATAACAATGATACAGAAACTGACTTTTAGGCATGAGCCTATTATAGTTGTCAGTGAATAACCTTGCCGCATGTGCATAGTCATGCATATCGCCATTTGATGTTAGCGATGACGCAGTGCTTGAAAATAATTTATTAATCCATCCCATACTAATATTTAGTCACAAAAAAAGGTCGAAGATTTTTAGTCTCCGACCTTTTAATTTTCTATTAGCCTGTTGCTAAAGTTCTAATTGTTCTACCAATAGCACTACCAATACCGTCAGGCTGACCAGCGCCGTTAGTTTGGATTGCGTTGTCATATTGGATAGACATTTGGATATCTACTGGGTTTGAATCACCATAACTTAACTGGTTGTAGTTAATGTCAGTAATGAAACAACCTACTAATTCAAATGTTTCAAGCACCGTAGGAGCATTAGCGCCGTTACCACCATCTAGAATTTCAATTCTAGTTTTGAATTTGTAGTCAATACCACTTGCCGCACTTGATTGTTCGAAGAAATCAAACTGCTTCTGCATTTGCTCACCGCATAGTTTGTTAACTGCGTTAGTAACATCATCACGTACTGTAAGTGTGATTGGTTGCCATGTATGCTTACCTGCATAATAAACTTTTGAGTTGTACACATCGATTGTGATTGGCTCAAAGTTAACTTGAGGTCTTGTTACATCGATTACTTGTTTTGTCAGTTCCACATTGGGCGAACCAGCACCAAAATTTTCAAGTGTCGCTCTAAAACGATACTTTAGTTTTGGCATCAACAAGCCTTGTGAGTTTGCTGACTGGTCATTTGCCAATGGCACTGTAAATCTTGATAAACTTGAAATTGCCATTTTAATTTGCTCCTTGTATAATTTTATTTATCACCATTATTGGTTGCCCAAACTAGCAATTTCACCTGTGTTCTTTAAGCGTAGTGGAATATAAATGAACTCCACACTCTTCACTGGTTCAATTGCAATATCAACGTATAGTTCATTACGATCAATTCTTGCTGGTGTGTTGTTTGAATCATCACACACAACTAGGAAATCGTAAAGTGCTCTTTGACCTACTAGTTCAAGAAGTAGACTTTCACAAGCCTGTTTAATCTCGTCTCTAGTAATCTTATCATTTGGTTCAAACATAAACGGTTTAGCAAGCAATCCTAATTGACGTCTTAAGTATGCTGTTAAACGTGCAACGTTGATTCTGTCTAAAGCACTTGCATTTCTTGCTCTTGTGTATTGACCAAAGTTAACTAATCCACTTCCAGTAATAAATGTTAATGGGTTAATTTTAACTCCTGCCATTGTGTCACGTACACCTTCATTAAGTGAAACAGGTTTAAACTCTCCTTCACTGTCAATAAAGCCAACACTTGAAGCATTTGTAATACCACCGCGTCTTGTACCTGCTGGTGCAAACCATGGATAAGAAACTGCATCACTTAATGCAATAGTTCTTAACATCATGTAACTTGGTGGAACAACAATGTTGTTACCGTTAACGTCTGTTGTAAAT